CGCGCCCAACCAAGGTTGACAGCAGCCGTCAGCTCTACGTTGGCGACGGGCGGCCAGCAGTGCGCCTGCCCGGCTACGAGCGCGAACCCGAAGAGGTCGAAAGCCTGTGAAAGCAGAGCTTGAGGCAATGCTTCGAACACGGATCACCCAGCGCGTCAGTCCCCGCGACGCAATCGCCGAAATGCTCAGTGCGGGCCTCATTGCCAGCCCCAAGCAAGCCTGGCGGACCCTCGAGAAGTGGAGCCGTCAAGGGACGTACGACTACGGAGTTAGCCTCGATCTGGGCTGGCTCATCGACACGAATAAAGGAAAGTCATGAAAACCCGTAAGAAACGCAAGCCAGCACGCGCCACCAAAACTACGTTCCGGTTCTCGCTCGACGTGACGACGTTCGCGTACCAGCTCGGCGTGCCTGTGAAGGACGTTGTCACCGGCTTCGCCGGCATCATCACCGGCCGCGTGCAGTACCTGACGGGCTGCACGCAGTACTTGGTGCAACCGCGCGGCCTCGTCGCCGGCAAGGCCCAAGAGAGCCATTGGATCGACGAGGGCAAGCTGCAGCGCGTGAAAGGCAGCAAGGTCGCTCTCGCGCCGGCGCCGAACGGCGGTCCTCAGCAACACGAGCCGGCCAAGCACTAACCAGAAATAGCGAACCCCCGCATCGCTGCAGGGGTCCGGGTCGATTCCAGCCGACACCAGACCCTATCACAGAACGGGCCGGCCCCGTTCAAGGAGCGCAGTCGATGTCGGAGCAACTGTCAGCGGAACGCCTCACCAACTACTTCGCCGGCCAGGACGTCGGCGCTGCCCCCTCCAACTACCTGGAGATGTGTTGGGCGACTCTCGCGGTGTCGCACACGAGCGTCGAGTGCCGAGCGTGCGACGGCAAGGGTTTCAGGGAGCTGGGCCTCGAGGAGCTCCGCAAGTGGGCCGCGCTCATTGCCGAGCAGAAGACGCCCGAGCATCGCGAGGACGTGCGGAAGGGCCTGAGCTACGCCAGCACCTGCCAGGTCTGCCGCGGCGGCGGCTTCACGACGGCGCGCCGCGCCGACCGCGCCTCGGCCATGGACTCCATGTGGACGACCGTGCGCTGCGGCCGCTGCCGGGGCTGCGGCGAGGCAACGCCGCCCACGGACACGTCGGCCGAGCGGGGCGACGTCTGCCTCAACTGCGGGGGAAAGACCTACATCGTGCCGGTCACGGTGCGCTGCCGAAAGCAGCAAGGTGTGGCCAGCGGCGGCTCGGCCACCGACAGCTACGAGTCGCCCCTGTTTCTGCCGACCGCCGCCCCCGAGCCTGCCAGCGAGCATGACTACGACGACGACCGCCTGAGCGTAGCTCACGAGCTTGAGCGGCTACGCGCCACCGACCCTCAGCTCGCGGCCGCCGTCGCCAGCTACCACGGGCCTGAGTCGGAGCCCTGGGTCCAGCACCGCTGGGGTCGCGGCTTCGTGCTGTGGCAGCACACTGCGCCGGCGCAGCAACTCGCCGAGGACGTCGCAGAGCGCTCCCCTGCCCGTGCCGGCTACCTCGTCGCCGTCACCAAGAGGCTCGCCGAGGCCCGCCTAGCCGTCGAGCGCCCCGCCGCTGGTCGCCCGCCCGCCCACCACCAGCTGTGGCGTGTCCTGGTGGCGCGCGCCGACCGCGAAGCCCGCGAGCTGCAGCGCCGCGTCTTGGCCTTCACCACGAGCGTTGAGAGCGCTGCTTGAGCGAGGTCCCGCCGATGATCAGCCCGGCCGAGGTCGGTCGGGCGATCGGCAAGAGCCGGCGCTCTGCCAAGGCCCTCCTGCGCGCCGCTGGCGTGCTCGAGCAGCTCGACAACGGGCGCTGGTACGTGGGCGAGACCCGGCTGCGCGAGCGCCTGCCGGACGTCTACGACCGCGTCTACGCCGCCTTCGCGCTGGCGCCGGCCACCGTTCCAAAAAGCGACCGGTAGCGACCAGAGACGACCAGAAGCGGCAGGAAGCGGCAACCCGACCCGACCCTCATAGAGAGCGCAAGGGACGGACGCGCCAGACGGTACGCCGCCGCGCCTCGCTCCCTTCATTCCAGCCCGATGCGCCAACGAATCGTCGAAGTCTCGGAGCTCAAGCCGCGGCCCCGAGAACAATCCCTCACCCCGCGGCAACCCCGCCCGCAGCTCGCGGCGACGCTGGGCGAGCTTGCCGTCAAAAAGCAGCTCGACCGCCTCGACGCGAAGCGGCGCGGGCGTCCCTAGGCACCGTGCTCGAGGGCAAGCTCGACGCCCGCAAGGCCATCCGCGACCTCAAGACGTTCAAGGCGACCGCCATCCCCTACGCGGTCCGGAACGCCCTGAATCGCTCCGCCTTTCACGGGCGCGAGGAGTGGCAGCGTGAGATCGCCGCCAGCTTCACCCTCCGCAACAACTGGACGACCCGCTCCCTCCGGGTCGAGCGCGCCAGCGGTCGCGACGCCGGGTCAATGCGGGCCTACCTCGGCTCCCTCGCCGTCTACATGGGCGACCAGGAGAAGGGTGGCATCGTCAAGGGTAAGACCGGCCTCAAGGGCATCCCTGGCCCGGTAGCAGCAGGCCTGGCCCCAGGCGCACACCGCACCAGGCTGGTCCGAGCAGGCAACCGCCTCAACGCCTTACACCTGCGGAAGCCCATCGGGGCTACCAAGGCCCAACGCAACGCTGTCGCAATCGCGATGGCCAAGCGTAAGGGGGAGAAGGCCGTCCTCCTCGAGCGACCCAAGGGAGGCAAGGGCATCTTCAAACTCATGGGGGGTCGACGCAAAGTCCAGGTGCGATTGCTCTGGGACTTCTCACGTCGTTCGGTTCACGTTCCCTCGCAACCAACGCTGCAACGCACGCTCAGGCGTATCCAGCCCAGAGTCGAAGCGATTCACGTCGAAGCTGTGGTTGAACAGCTCAAGAGACACAAGATACTGGGCTACACGTGAGCAAAAGCATGGGTTCGCATGAAGAAAACACGCAAAACAGCCTAGTTGATGCTGTTCCGTGAGAACTTACATGCAAAAACCTCGAAAATTCGTTGGGTCCTGTGACCGACACCCCCATGGGGCGCGGTTTGCATTGGCGACCGCCACCCTCGCGCAAAAAGTGATCTTCCGATCTCGGTTTAGCTCCGAAAGCTAAACTAAACCCCCACCCCTCCCCTCGCGTGGCCAAGAAGCCGAAGGCGCCGCCACCCGTCGAGGCGATCAGCAAAAAGGACGCTGCGACCGAGAAGAGCGTCACGAAGGGCGCGGTCTCGCTGGCTTGCAGGCCTGGCGGCATCCTTCACGCAGCGCTGCTCGACGACGGTCGACTCAATCGCCTACACCCGAACTACGTCGCGTGGCTGCGCGGCGAGCGCCAGGTGCACGGCGTGGTGCCGCGAGCCGACCGCGCTCCGACCAGCCCCCCGAAAAAGACCAAAGGCGCGCCGAGCAAACCGACGGGGTCCCCGAAAAAGCCCGAGAAATCGGCGGGCGAACCGACGGCGGACAGCCCCGAAACCAGCTCGACAGCCTCTCAAGCGCGCGTCCCCACGGACGACGAGCTCTCCGGGCTGCTCGCCACGTTCGGCACGCACCGCAACCTGAGCGACTCGCTCAAGCTTCGGAAGACGTACGTCGACCTGCTCGAGAAAGAGTTGCGGCTGAAGGAGTCGAAGGGCCAGCTCGTCAAGCGCGAGATCCTGGTCACCATCGTCACCGCCTTCGATCAGGCCTTTCATCGGCTGCTTACCGACCTCCCAAAGACGTCGTCGCGCGAGCTCTACGCAATGGCCCGGAGCGACCGCCCCCTCGAGGAGGCCGAAACCAAGGCCAAGGAGCTGGTGAGCTCCCACCTTTCGGCCGCGAAGGAACAGGTGATGCGAGCGCTGCGCGAAGCGCACGGACCGACGACCGGTGAACTCCCTCGACCAGCATGACCAGGAGCAGCAGCGGCTCTACGACCTCGAGCAGTGGGAGTTTGCCGACCAGCAGCTCGGCACGCTGAAGACGAACGTCGAAACGCTAACGCCCAGCGAGTGGGCTGAGCGGCGCCGCTACCTGCCGCCGAGCGTGACCTCGATGCCGGGCCGGTTCCGGTTCTCGGTCGTGCCGTACATGCGCGAGATCGTGGACTGCATGGGCGTCGATTCGCCCATCCGCGAAGTCTACGTCATGAAGGGCGGGCAGCTCGCGTACACGACGGCAGCGCTCGAGAACGTCATCGGCTACGGCATCGACCACGAGAAGACGGCGCCGATGCTGCTGGTGACGGCAGACAACGAGCTCGCCAAGATGCGCCTCGAGGCCAACCTGGCCCCGATGCTGCAACACTCGGGTTTGCAGCACCTGATCACGGCGTCCGACGCCGGCAACCGGCGGAAGACCGGACAGACCGACAAAAAGTGGGAGTGGGTCGGCGGCGGCTACCTGGTTCCGCTCGGCGCGCAAAACGCCAACAAGTTTCGACAGCAGTCGTTTCAAAAGCTGCTGCTCGACGAGGTCGACGCCTGGCCCGACGTGTTCGGCAAGGAAGGCGACCCCGTCGAGATCGTGAAGGTCCGCGCGAAGGGATTCGAGCTTTCGCGCAAGATCATGGCCGGCTCGACACCGACCGTGAAGGACGCCTCGAAGATCGAGCAGCTCTTCGAGCAGGGCGACCAGCGCCGCTACTTCGTCAACTGCCTGAAGTGCGGCTTCTCGCAGTGGCTCAAGTTCCGACCGAAGGCGGTCGACGGTGTCTTGGCCGGGCTGCAGTGGGATTACCTCGACGCCGAAAAGCTGCAGGTTGACCCGAGCTCCGTCCGGTACCTCTGCCAAAACCCGGACTGCCAGCACCCGCACACCAACGACGACAAGACGCGCTTGCTCGACCCGGCCAACGGTGCCGAATGGCGGCCGACGGCCACGGCGTTCAGCCCGCACGTCCGCAGCTACCACATACCGTCCCTGCTCTCGCCCGTGGGCATGCAGACCTGGACGGCGATCGCCGAGGCCTTCGCGAAGGCGTACGACGAGCACCGCAAACGTCCGCGCGACATCGGCAAGCTGCAGGCCTTTTACAACACCGAGCTGGGTGAACCGTTCGAGCTCATGGGCTCGCGCGTGAAGGTCGAGCACGTATCCGGGCACCGTCGTGCCTGCTACGGCTACGGCCAAATCCCGAACGAGTGGGCGCGCGAGCACTGCGGCGGCGCTATCCAACTCCTGACCTGCTCGGTCGACGTCCACGCAGATCGGCTCAAGGTCGCGGTCTTTGGGTGGACGGTCGGGCGACGCTGCTTCCTGGTCGACTACCAGACCTTCGAAGGCGACACCGAGCAGCTCGACAACGCGGCTACGTGGGGCGAGCTCTACAAGCTGATCGAGGAGCAGCGCTACGAAGCCGACGACGGGCGCCGCTACGGCATCGCCATCACCGTCGTCGACTCCGGCTACCACGCCGACACCGTCTACAACTTCTGCGCGCAGTGGCCAGCTGGCGTGTACCCGATCAAGGGTCGCGACGCTCCGCCCAAGAGCGCTACCGTCAAGTACTTCAGCGAGTTCGAAGCGCTGCTCGGCGTCGAGGGTTTTACGATCACCGTCGACCTGTACAAGGAGCGGTGGAACGCGGCGCTTAAGATCGAGTGGAGCGGGCTAGGCCTGCAGCCGCTCGGCCACTTCAATGCGCCAGGACGCGAGCCGAACGCGGTCACCGACAAGCAGCTGAAAGAGCTGACGGCCGAGGTGAAGGCGGTCAAAACGGACCCGCAAACGGGCCGCAAGATCGGATTCACTTGGCGCCGCCCGCCGGGCTCCGCCAACGAACTCTGGGACTTGCTCATCTACTCGAGCGCCGCGCTCGACATGCTGGCTTGGGACTACTTCGGCCGCGGCGAAGATGAGGACTTCGAGAAGATCGACTGGGCCTTGTTCTTCGAGAACGCCGAAGCCGACGGCCTCTACCTGAGCGACTAATCATGTGCAGCCCCGAGATCGAAGCCGAGCTTGCGGAGCTGCGCGCTGACTACCAGGCTATCCGCGCCGCGATCGCGAAGGTCGTAGGCGGTGCTCAGCAGTACACGCTGAACACATCGCAAACCGTCATGACGGTTACGCGCGCCAGTCTGGGCCAGTTACGGCAGATGCGGCTCGAGCTGCGCCAAGAGATTCTCGAGCTTGAGGCCGAGTGCGCAGGCGGCCAAGTGATTCAGGTTCGCCCGAATTGGTGAGCCCCTGGGCTCGCGCCCGTGAGACCACCATGCTGGGATTTACCCGACAAAAGCGGGACGTCTTCGACGTCATTTTCGGGAACCGCGCCGACGAGGCACGCCGCGAGTTTCAGCCCGATCCGACGCATGAAACGGCAGCGGACACGACCAGCGCTCCCGTAGCCTCGAGCGGCGGCGGCGCATGGCGCTACGATTGGCACGATGGCGAAAAGTGGGACGGCGGCTTTGGCCCCACCCGTCTGCTCCTCACCGACTATTGGACGCTGCGCGCGCGCTCGGCCGAGCTGTTCGAGCGTAACCTCTACGCGCGCGGTCTGATCCGCCGGCTCGTCACGAACGTCATCAACACAGGCTTGCACCTCGAGGCGACGCCCGAGGAGTCGGTGCTGGGCTACGAAAAGGACGGGCTGTCCGAGTGGACCGAAGAGGTCGAGATCCGGTTCAGCCTTTGGGCGAACGAGCCGCGGCTGTGCGACGCCACCGAGAAAAGCACCTGGGGCGCGCTCCAGGCCCAGGCTTACCTCGAGGCGCTCGTCGCCGGCGACGTGCTCGTGCTGCTTACGCAGGATCCGCGGACGAAGTTGCCGCGCGTCAGGCTGATTAGCGGCGAGTCGATTCAGACGCCGATGACGTCGATCGGTGGCCAGCTACCGAACGGCAATCGAATCGTCCACGGCGTAGAGCTCGACTCGACTGACCGCCACGTTGCCTATCACGTCCGCCAGAAGGACGGCACGTCCAAGCGCCTGCCGGCATGGGGTGAAAAGTCGGGCCGTCGGCTCGCCTTCCTCGTCTACGCTTGCGACAAGCGGCTCGACGACGTGCGCGGGCAACCGCTGCTCGCGCTCGTGCTGCAGTCGCTGAAGGAGCTCGACCGCTACCGCGACGCCAGCTTGCGCAAGGCCGTGATCAATTCGATCCTGGCCATGTTCATCAAGCGCGACGTCGACTCCAAAAAGGGCCCGTCGCGATCGATGGCCGCGGCGGGCACCCGCAAGGGGTCGCTGCCAGTGATCGACGAGGACCTGGGTACCTCGGATCGCAGCTTCAAGTTCTCGGGCGTCGACCCCGGCGTTGTCATCGAGGTGCTGAAGCCCGGCGAAGAGCCGGTGCCGCATCCTCAGCAGGCGGCGACGGAAGGTTACGCAACCTTCGAGGACGCGATCATCTGCACGATTGCGTGGTCGCACGGCATCCCTCCGGAGACGCTGCGGCTCACCTTCAATAGCAACTACAGCGCAAGCCAAGCGGCGACCAACGAATTCCGGATGGCGCTCAATCCGTGGCGCGTCTCTTGGGGCGATGGGTTCTGTCAGCCGGTCTACACGGACTGGCTCATCTCATCGGTGCTAGCGAAGAAGATCGCGGCACCGGGCTTTCTCGACACTTGGGCGGACGGTGCGCAGCTCGAGCTGTTCGCGGCTTGGGTGTCGTCCGACTGGGCGGGGCAGATCAAGCCGTCGATCAACATGGTCGACCACGTCAAGGCCCTAAACGACGCGGTCGAGGCCAACTTCATGACGCGTTCCCGCGCAGCGCGCGAGTTCTCGGGGATGAAGTTCTCCAAGATCGTGGCGACCAACAAGCTCGAGAACGCGCAGATGGCAGAGGCCAACACTCCGCTCGCGGAGCTGAAGGCGAAAGAAAAGCCGACGCCAGCGCCGTCGGTTGCACCGAAACCCAGCCGCGCGCCGGACGGTTCTCCACCGGCCGACAACCAAAACGACAACGAGCCTACGGGCGAGTCCGCAACTCCCACGGTGAACTGATGCAGTGGCTACTCTCGACCGAAGTCCTGAACCGCATGCGCGAGGCGCGCCGGCTTGGTTACGAGCCGACGCTGGATGAGCGACGCGAGTTCGCGGCCGCCATGAAGGAAGCGTATGCGCGCGACCCGATGGCAGCTGGCCCCCGCAACCTCAAAGTCGCCGGAGACGTCGCCCAGATCAACGTCAAGGGTGTGCTCACCGAGGAGCCGGATTGCTTCGCGCTACTCTTCGGCGGCGGCAACACCACGTACGCGATGATTCGAGAGGCGCTCGCGACGGCCGACGCCGACCCGGCGGTCAAGTCGATCGTGCTGAGCGTGGACAGCCCCGGCGGCTCCGTACACGGCTTGTTCGAGACGCTCGCCGCGATCGAAGCGACCAAGAAGCCAATCAGGTCGGTGGCCTCGATGGCGGCTTCGGCGGCGTATGCGATCGTGGCGACAGCGGGCCCGATCCAGCCGGTAACTTTCGCGAGCCCGTTCGGCAGCATCGGCGTTGCCGCGAGCATCGATCTCGATGATGCCGTGCTCGACATCGCCAGCACCGAGGCGCCGAACAAGCGTCCGGACCTGACAACTGAGGAGGGGCGTGCCGTCGTGCGCGGAGAGCTCGACGCGCTGCACGAGTTGTTCGTCGATCGCATCGCGGCCGGTCGCACCTTTACGACCGGCGAGGACTTCGACGCGAAGCGCGTCAATACAGACTTCGGCCGTGGCGGAGTGCTGCTGGCCAAAGAAGCCAAGAAGCGAGGAATGATCGACGGCCTCCCAAAGTCCGTTGCGCGTTCACCGCGGGCAATGGCACCGACCAACCCATCCGCCGAGCTCGGCGGGTCCGAGCCAGAGGAAACGATCCCCATGACCACGATGACGAAAGACCAACTCAAGGCCCAACACCCCGAGCTTTACAACGCGATGCTCGAGGAAGGTGCCACCGCGGCGACCACGGCCGAGCGCAAGCGCGCTTGCGACCACATCAAGCTCGGTATCGCGAGCGGCGACATCGCCGTCGCTCACAAGGCGATCGAGAGCGGCGCTAGCGTCGCCGACATGCAGGCCGACTACCTCGCAGCGAATATGCGCAAGCAGGCGCAAGGCGCGCGCCAGGCGGAGACCAGCGAAGCCGAGGAGGTTGTCGCCAACACTCCGCCCGCGACCAAAGGCCTCGACAACTCCGACCTCGTGGTGGCGGCGATGAATCTGCCCGCCCCCAAGAAGCCGGCCTGAGGCTTCTCCACCCCCAACTTTCCACCAGCAAAAGGCCTGAATCATGGCAAGCATCACCAAGACCACCAACGACAACGGCGCCGTCGTAGCTCCGGGCGCGCCGGAGCCGGTTTATCGCGACGAGCTCGTGACCTTCGCAGGTGCCGCGACCTTCGCTGCCGGCACAATCCTGGCGCGAGACTCCGTCTCTTTGAAGCTCGTGCTCTTCGTCAAGGGCGGAAGCACGAATCAGAACGGTATCCCCAAGGCCGTGCTGACCGCGCCGCTCACCGCCGCGGGCGCGGGCGACGTGAAGACGCGCGCTCTCATCAGCGGTCGCGTGCGCAAGGAACGGCTCGTCATCAACGCCGATGGCGACGACTCGAACATCGACGCGGCGGTCATCGACCAGCTGCGGGACTACGACATCATCCCCGAATCCGCGCAGCAGCTGGCCGTGCTCGATCCCTGATCGAGCGCCAAGCCCAACAATTCCCAGCACGGAAGGCATCGCGGCGAGCGCACAACGCGCAGCAGCCGCGGTGCTGACGTGCGCCCAAAGACTCAAAAAGAAAAGAGAGCAAGTACATGTCCGACAACAGCACTAACGTCATGCTCGAGCAATTCCGGCTGATCGCCGGCGTGCCCGGCTACTTCGCGAGCATGTTCAGGACCGGCCCGCGCAACATTCACTCGACGGAAAAGGTCGAGATCGACGTGGTGCGTGAGGATGAAGACATCGCGGTCGCGGTCCCGAACATCAGCTCGGGCTATCGCCC